TACGACATCAGTTGGTACTAATGGTGGCACAGGTCGAGGTGCTCAACTTAGCATCGCATCTGTAAGTGATATCAACACTCTATTCTTAACAAATATACAAGCAGAAAGTGGATCATATGGTCCAAATGCTGGTATCGGTATTACTCTTGTTAATGATAATGGAACAACAACAGTTGTACCTGGTCAAATTACATCAAGAAGTTTTGATTCTGGAGCAAATGCAGGAAACGTTATGAAGGTTAATCATTTTAATCATGGTATGCATTCTAACTCAAATAAGGTTTCTTTAAAAAATATTGAATCAGATGTTCTTTCTACTACGTTAAGTGATACACTAGGGAGAACGATTACAGGACAAATTAGTGTGGCATCAACCATTCAATTTGCTAACTTTGAGGGAATACCAGTAAATAATACAAATATTGGATATGTTAAAATTGGAAATGAGGTTATTGGGTATTCTGCAGTAACTTCAGGAAATGGTGATGCTGGAACTTTAACCATTGCAGCAGGTGGAAGAGAAATAGAGGGATTAGCTACAAATCATGAAGTAGGATCTGTTGTTAGAAAACATGAATTATCTGGTGTATCAATAAGAAGACTTGAGGTTAAAAGAAATGTTTTAGGATCACCCAAAGCTACTCTTGATGATTATCATATATCTTTTGAGAGAGATGGAAGTGATGGTCAAGGTGGAGTTGTAGGAAAAGACAGGAGTTCGGATGCAACAGGATTACCTCAATTATCATTTAGTAAACAATCACCAGTTGGGGGATCTAATGTCAGAGGCACTCAAAACATCTTATACAGTGCTTTAGTTCCAAGATATGATGTATTGACTCCAGTGGGAATAGAAGGCACTGTAACGTCGATAGAGGCATCAATTAGGACAGTATCAGGTACAAGTGTAGATGGAAATGAGGTATCATTTCAGGATCAAGGATTTCAAAATGTCCAACTTAACAGATATAATTCTTTAGATAAAGTTAATTTAGTTGCCTCTAAAATTAATGAAGATCAATATCTAACAAATATACCATCTAATAAATCATTTACTACAATAATGAATTTTATTTCCAATGATGAGAATTTATCTCCTATTATAAGGTTGAGTAGTGGATCAGAAACTGAATTTATTAGTCATAGATTAAATAGACCAATTGATTTGGATAATTATGATATTGATAATAGAGTTGACTCAATATTAAACGATCCACATGCAGCATCCTACGTATCAAATACTGTAAGATTAAAAAAACCTGCTAGTTCATTAAAAGTTTTATTGACTGCTTTTAGACCAGAATCATCAGACTTTAGAGTTTTATATAGTTTAATTAAATCTGATTCTAGTGGTATAAATCAGGCATTTGAGTTATTTCCTGGTTTTAAAAATTTCACAAGAGATGATGCTGATGGATTTTTAGTTAATGATGAATCAAAAAATGATGGTAGACCAGACTTATTTGTTACACCAAGTCAAAACAATGAATTTAAGGAATATCAATTTACAGCAGATGGATTGCCTGAATTTATAGGTTACACAATAAAAATTGTGATGTCAGGAACAGATCAGTCTCGTCCACCAAGGATAAAAGATTTAAGAACTATTGCGATCAAATGATAAAAGTAGAAGGTCACCCACATTTATACAGAGATCCTAAAACAGGTGCAATTGTCAATAATGATGATGTTGGATATAATCAATATCTAAAATCTTTAGAATCTCGAAAAAAACAAAAAGATGAAATTAAAAGACTGAGAGAGGAATTGGATGAAATCAAGTCATTACTTGCAACTTTTGTGGAGGGCAACAATAAGACATAAATATAATTAGAAAATATTATTTTAAGTAGATGGCAGCTGTATATGTTTCGAATTTAGTAATTAATGCAGGATCAGATTTTAGTCAAACTTTTAGTTTAGTAGAGTCTGATGATTCAGGACCATTAGATTTATCTGGATTTACAGTTGCTGCTCAGTTTAGAAAACATGCTGGCAGTTCATCAAAACATGATTTTACAACAAACGTATTAGATGCGACTAATGGAGAATTGTTAATTTCTCTATCAGCATCAGCATCTAATGTACCAAAACCAGGTCGATATGTATATGATATTGTGATAACAAATGCAGCAAGTGAAAAAACAAGAGTCGTAGAGGGTTCAGTCCTCTTAAGAGAAGGAGTCACTCGATAATGCCAATTAAAGTCAGAGTTGGGCAATCAGATGCAATAAAAATACTTGCCAGTGCAGGTGGTGGTTCGATTAATGCACAAACTGCTAGAAACGTTATTGGTGGTATTGCATCGGTTACTCAACTTAGTGTATCTGGAATATCGACTTTAGGAAATGTTGATGCAGGTATAATAACTGCAACATCATTTGTAGGACCTCTGACTGGCAATGTAACAGGAATTGCCGATACAGCACTAAGTTTATTTGGAACACCAAATATTGATGTTGGAGCAGTAAATGCTGATTCTATAAATGTCTCAGGATTATCAACATTTGTAGGAGTAGTTACTACAACGAATGATTTATTTGTTGGTGGTAATCTTTTTATTAAGGAAGATATTACTCTTGATGAAATAAATGCTAGAAATCTAAATATCACAGGGTTATCCACTTTTCTAGAGGATGCTGAATTCAAGGCAAATGTTTCTATAGGTGGAACATTAACTTATGAAGATGTAACAAATGTTGATTCTGTTGGTCTTATTACTGCTAGGACGGGTATAAGAATCAACACTGGTGGTCTAATTATAACTACTGGAATTTCTACATTTAATGATAATACACCATCCACTTCTCCCACAACAGGAGCGTTACAAGTATTAGGTGGAGTGGGTATCGGATTAAGTTTAAACGTTGGGGGATTACTCACTGCTGGAGCTATAGATGGAGGTGAATTTTAATGGCTAAACCAAGTACTAGACAAGAATTAATTGATTACTGTTTTCGCAAGTTAGGTGCACCAGTATTAGAAATTAACGTGGACGATGATCAGGCAGATGATTTAGTCGATGATGCTTTGCAATTATTTGGGGAAAGACATTTTGATGGTATTGAGAGGATGTATCTCAAATATGAATTAACTCAAGAAGATATAGATCGTGGAAAGGCAGCAGGAACAACAGGCGTAGGAATTGTCACTACAACTGGTAACTCAACTGAAGTGAGTGGATTAGGTACAGTTACGTCTAAATTCTATGAAACATCGAACTTTATACAAGTTCCTGATGCAGTCGTAGGAATCGATAAGATATTTAAATTTGATACAAGTTCGATATCTGGAGGAATGTTCAGTATCAAGTATCAATTATTTTTAAATGATTTATATTACTTTAATTCAGTCAATCTTTTACAATACTCAATGACCAAAAGGTATTTGGAAGATATAGATTTTTTATTGACAACAGATAAACAAATAAGATTTAATAAAAGACAAAATAGATTATATTTAGATATAGATTGGAAAGCACAAGAAGTAGGTACATTCCTTGTGATTCAATGTGATAGAATTTTAAATCCAGATGATTTTACTGGTGTTTATAATGATAGTTTTCTTAAATTGTATCTTACATCATTGATAAAAAGACAATGGGGACAAAATTTAATTAAGTTTCAAGGTGTTAAATTGCCTGGTGGATTGGAAATGAATGGAAGACAAATATACGACGATGCAGAAAGAGAATTAGAAAGTATAAGATCAAGATTAATTTCAGAGTATGAATTACCACCTCTTGATTTCATAGGTTAATTGTAATGGCATTAAATCCCTTTTTTCTACAAGGATCACAAAGTGAGCAAAGACTTGTTCAGGACTTAATTAATGAACAATTAAAAATATATGGTGTTGAGGTAAAATATTTGCCTCGAAGAATTGTTAATAAAGATAATATTTTTACAGAAGTACAGTCATCTAGATTTGGTGATAATTTTTCTATCGAGGCATATGTAAACACGTTTGACGGTTATGGTGGAGCTGGTGATATAATGACAAAATTTGGTGTGAGTTTAAAGGATGAATTAATAGTTACGATATCAAAAGAAAGATTTGAGGATTTTATATCACCATTTTTAGTAGGATTACCAGAGGGAGAAATTGAGGTAACAAGTAGACCAAGTGAAGGAGACTTGATATATTTCCCATTAGGACAAAGAATTTTTGAGATAAAATTTGTAGAGCATGAAAAACCTTTTTATCAATTAGGTAAAAATTATGTTTATGAACTTAGATGTGAACTATTCGAACTTGAGGATGAAATAGGTGGTTGGAATCAACTCAGTACAACAACTGAAGAGATTGATGATGCTCTTGTGGATCAAGGTTACATAACCTCACTTAAACTGATATCTAGTGGATTAACTGCAACACTAGGTGTAACTACTTCGACTGGATATATTCGTAAAATATTTCTTAATGAGGATGGATATGATTATGATAAAGTTCCAACTGTAGCAATTGGAACTGCACCTGCAGGTGGTGTTGATGCAACTGCTGTTGCAATTACAACATCAATAAATGGTGTCAATTCTGTAAAGGAAATATTACTCACAAATGCTGGTGCTGGATATACAGAAGCTCCAACAGTCACGATTGTGAGTGCCACAGAAGTTATCAAGGGAGTTGGTTTAACTACCTACGGTGTCGGTGCAGCTGCCACCGCATTAGTGGTTACAAATTCTGCTGGTATAAGAGATGTATCTATAACAAATTCTGGTGATGGATATCCGACAGCACCCACTTTATTCTTTGATGCTCCTTCTTCTGGTATAAACACTGCAACAGGTAGAGTTTTAGTAAGTGCTGCTAATACAGTCACACAAGTTCTTATTTCTGATGCAGGTCTTGGATATGATAGCACTACTGGAGTTGCAACAGTCTCTCCTCCACCAGTTATTACAGGAATTGGTACATTTAAATTTAATGAAGTGGTCACAGGTTCTCTATCTAATGCAACTGGAAGAGTTAAGTCTTGGAATGTCACTACTAATGTGTTAAAATTAGGCACAACTAATGGCACATTTGTTTCTGGTGATGTGGTAACTGGAGCAGATTCGAACGCCTCATATACTATTGACTTTATTGAGTCGGCAGAATTTGCTGATAAATATGATAAAAGTGATGAAATTGAAACAGAAGCAGATGCAATCATCGATTTCTCAGAAAATAATCCATTTGGTACATTTTAATGTTAGGAACTTATTACTATCACGAAATAATTAGAAAAACGATTGTTTCTTTTGGAACTTTATTTAATGCTATTAGTATCCGACATGATGATAAGTCGGGTAATACCTATAGTGAATTAAAAGTTCCTTTGGCATACGGACCATCACAAAAGTTTCTTGCTAGATTAGAACAACAAGCAGAATTGAATAAACCTGTTGGTATTACACTTCCACGAATGTCATTTGAGATGAATAGTGTTTCATATGATCCAACTAGAAAAAGTGGAGTCACACAAACATTTAAGGCATCTGATGGAACTAACATTAAAAAAGTTTTTATGCCAGTGCCTTATAATATAGGATTTGAATTAAACATATTGGCAAAATTAAACGATGACGCTTTACAAATTATTGAACAGATTTTACCATATTTCCAACCCTCATTTAATCTAACGGTAGATTTAGTAAAATCAATTGGAGAAAAAAGAGACATACCAATCGTATTAGATAGTATCAATTTTCAGGATGATTATGAGGGTGATTTTTCCACAAGAAGAGCTCTTATATACACACTAGGATTTACGGCAAAGACATATCTATTTGGTCCTATCGCAGAATCATCATCAGGACTTATCAAAAAAGTTCAGATTGATTATGCTACAGACACTGACACTAAAAATGCAAAACGTGAAGTTAGATATACAGTTACTCCAAAACCTGCTGATGCAGGTCCAGATGATGATTTTGGATTTAGTGAAACCACTTCATTCTTCTCTGATTCCAAATCTTATAGTCCAACAAGACAAACTGATATCTAATGACTAACTATGATCCTATTGACGAGGCTTTGAATATAAAGTCCGAAATCATTCCAACACCAGAGGATGTTGTTTCTAAAAAGAAAAAAGAAATTAAAAAGGTTGAGGGAGAAGATATCGGAAAGGATTATGATTACACAAGAGGTAATTTATACTCCCTGATTGAGAAAGGGCAAGAGGCAATTAACGGTATTATGGAAGTTGCTGGTGAAACTGCAAGTCCAAGAGCATATGAAGTTGCTGGACAGTTAATTAAATCAGTTGCTGATACCACTGATAAACTTATGGATTTACAAAAAAAGGTAAAAGAAGTTGATGAAGATACAAATAAAACAACCAACAATGTCACGAATAATGCATTATTTGTTGGTTCCACTTCAGAATTATCAAAGATACTGAAAAAAGGTTTTCTAAATAATAAAGAGGCACCGAATCCAAAGAATGAAAAAGTGTAAATCTGGATACTATTATTGTAATACTGACAAGAAATGCAAACCTATTCCAAAGGGTTATCGCATTGGTTATGGTGGATATTTACGTCATGATAAAGATGATGATGACAGTAATGGTAAAAAGAAAAACGGTAATGGCAACGGAGGAAACGGAAATGGTGGCAATGGTGGTAATGGTAATGGTAACGGTTCTGGCGGGAATGGCGGTGGCAATGGTGGATCCAACGGTGGTGGAGGAGGAATGAGTGAAGGATCACTTCATAAGTGGTTCAAAGGTTCCAAATCTAAAGATGGTAAAGGTGGTTGGGTCAACGTCGTTACGGGTGGAACCTGTGCGAGTGATGAACCTGGTGAAGGAACACCCAAATGTGTATCTTCCTCAAAGAGAGCAAGTATGACAAAGGCAGAAAGATTATCTGCTGCACGTCGCAAAAAGAAAGCAGATCCTGGTCAACAATCTAAATCTGGTGCTGCTAAACCAACATACGTATCAACTGATAGTCCAAGGAAAAAGAAAATGAAAGAAAGTCACTCTGATTGGAGAAATGATTTAAATGAGTTAAAATTTGGTGAGAAGGGAAAAACTTTCTTCTATAATGATCCAGCAGCAAGAAGAAATACCTTAAAGCAGACAGGGAAAGATCCTGGAAGGTTTGATGGAGCAAAACAGTATATGGGAGGTAAAGCAGTTAGTGCATTAAAACATGTTGCAGGACCAGTTGCTGCAGGATTAGCAGTTTCCAAAGGTGTGGATAGTCTAATGAAAATGAGAAAGAAAAAAGAAGAACAGAAAGAGGGAGTTGAATATATTGATGAGAATCTTATATCAACGGGTCTAAAGGTAGGAGCAAAGCAAGTTGCTAAACAGATTGCTAAAAGAGGTTTAAAGAGAACAGCAACACGTGCAGCAATTAAAGTTGGTGGAAAGGCAGGTGGAAAAGCAGCTCAACAAGCAGGACAAGTAGCAGCAAGAGAAACTAAAAAAGCAGCACTAGATACAGCAGCTGCAGTAGGTAAAGGTGCGTCAGAGGGTCTTAAGAAAAGAAAAGAAGTAGCTTTAGGTAACATACAGAAAAAAACTGAGAGAATGGTTTCAGGTGAAGTACAAGAATCATCAGTAGTAGCTCAACCCAAAAAGAAATATGGTAAATTTGAAAAAGCAGGTAGAGTTATGGGTGGAATTGGTGGAAGTGTTGGTGGTGGTTTAGCAGGTGCTACTGTATCTGCCCCTACAGGACCAGGTGCTCTTGCAGGTACTGTTGCAGGTGGATTAGCAGGTGATATTGCAGGTACAAAAGTTGGTGGAACAATTGGTAAAAAAATTGATAAGGTTTTAAGTAAAAAGAATCCTCCTATTAAAAAAGAAAGTTACTCTGATTGGAGAACTGATTTTGAAGAGGCATACGGTGGAGCAGGTGTGTCAAGAAAAGCAAAATTAGCATCAACACATCCACCAACAGCACAAGCAGCAGTCAAGAATATTCCAACAGAGACTGATAGAGGTGCAGGAAATAAGGCAATGCGTAGAGCAGGTAAACCAGTTGAGAAGAAGAGTCCTAATTATAAGGCATATATCATGAATAAGGAAGAGAAGGAAATGCCTAAGAATGTAAAAGGTATTGCAAAGGAATTGGATAAGGCAGTTGAGATGCATAAGAGTCAAGCAAAGAGATTAAGAAAAGCAGGAGTAAGTGAAGAAATTGTAACAGAAGGAGATAAGAAAGGTAAGGGAAGTGGTAGTAAGGATGCCTGTTATCATAAGGTTAAGTCAAGGTATTCAGTATGGCCAAGTGCTTATGCATCAGGTGCATTAGTTAAGTGTCGTAAGGTTGGTGCTGCGAACTGGGGTAA